AATCCTTGAAAATCTTCATGTGATACTCACAGTTGGTTTGCGTTACGGAGCAGTCACCCAAGCCGGAGCATTGGTGGCGCGGGTCGGCTTGATCGACACGTCGTTATGGATCACGCCGTCGAGCGCCTCGTCTTGGTCGAATTTGAGAATGGCGCAGGTGGCGCGGAAATACTGAGTGCCGGTGGTCGCAATCACACCATCGGCGACAGCAAATTCGATGGGGGTTGAGGCGAGCCAGGCTGTGTGAAGCGCCGTCCAATTCGTGTCGGTCGGATCATAGACCATGCCGAATTCGATCGACACTTTCTTGAGCGTCGGGGCCACCGCTTCCCAGCCGGCGTTGCCGCGCGTGTTTACGTCACCCTCGCCCGCTTCGAGAGTCATCTTGAGGTCTTTCACGTCCGTAACCTCAACCCATACCGGCGTACCGTAGGTGCCGGAGTTGCGGTAAAGCTTGGCATTCATGCCAAGGAAAAATTGAGCCATTGGAAAACTCCGGGGTTGCGATCCGGCAGCGTGCTGGACCGAGAGAGAAGCGAGCGCGGGAGAGCCGCGATGCGCAGAATTAGAAGGCGTCTTTGAACATGGCCGGGAGCGAATGCTCGCGCTCGTAATCGCCGGCCGGATTCATAAACGGATGAGGTCGAATCTGAATCGTGATCGTTTGGATATTCGCGCCGCGAACGTGACCGTTTTTGTCAGGATGCTGTCGATTGATCGTGGTCGATCCACCGAACTCTTGGAGGTTAGGAGCGCTGCCGCCCCTGCCGACCGGCCCGATGACGACGGTTTTCGATTGACCGTCGTAGGCAAAGAGGATGTTTTTCAGCGTGTTGAAACTGTCTGTCGAATGGACCGAGGGAGGCGAACCGGGCGGGGCGCTTTTGTCCCGTCTGCGAAGGCTCGACCGTGCCCGCCGCTGAACGAATGCGCCGAACTTGGAGAGACTCTTTCGCTCTTTGGCGTCAAGCTGCTTTTCGATTCGCGCGGAATCAAAGAAGTTGGCCTTGGCGAACTTGAAGTCAATTGAGATTCCGTCGCCGATCATGTCAGAGACCGATAGGTGACGGTTAGCACGCTCGTCAGTTGGCGTTGCTGCTCAAGATGCGACGGATCATAGATCGGCGAATGCTTCGTTTTGATCCAGCCGTAGTCGGTGAGTCGCGCGAACTTGAGCCGGGTTTTGATCGGCTCGATTAGTCCATTGAAGAGGCCGTCGATTTCCGTTTGATCGAACGAATCATCCGGCCCGGCCGCGAGCTTCTTAATGATGCCGACGTTGATTTGTCGATCGTCGAGCGTCCGTGTACGGGTTTCGATCGTCGTCTCTTCATCCACCGGAATGACAAGCACCGTCAGGGCCGCAACATCAATCAGACTCTTCAGCGGCAGATAGGCGCGCTTGGCCGTGAAGGCATAGCCGAGCGGAGCTTGCCAGATAGGATCGTTGAGATACGCCGTCACTTGGTCGGCGAGGTCGAGAATCGGAGTGGTCATGCGACCCTCTATGAAATTTGCTTAGTGAACACGCGGAGAATCGTTTTCGCGGCATCGCTGTAGCGAAACGGTTGCTGGTCTTTAGATGGGGCCATGACTTCGTATCGCTCAGTTGTGCCGGCAAACGATTCGTCGATCTTGTCGCCGCGCTGCGGAGTGATCCGCGTGCCGGAGAGAACCAACTCGCTCGCAAGGATCAAGAAATCACGCGAGCGAAATTCTTCAACGATTTGTTGATCGTCCGTGACTTGGAATTGCGTGACGCCGGGAACGACGGTCAACGGAGTCGAGAGCGCCCCGCGCCGGTAGGTGATTGACCTAGCGGCGACGGAGCGCACACTATCAAACAGGGATTCGGCGATGTCGCGGATCACTAGCTCTTGACCTTCAGCGTGAAGCTGGCCGCCGAGCAGTCGCCGGGGCTAGTGGCAGTGGTGCATTTGCCCCGGACGTAGCGCTTGACGGTCTCCGGCGGATCGAACCGGAACTGAACCGCAGCCGCGCCGACGCCGCCGGCACCGGTTTGCGTGCCGAGCGTGGCAAGAGTCGTCACCGTGCCGAAGGCCGGATCGGTGTCGTGTTCAAGCAGGTAGGTGGCAGTGGCCGCATTCGGCAACTGGGTGACAGTGAGGGCCGGGGCGTCGATCGTGAGATCAACTTCGGCGACAAAATCGCCGGTGGCCGAATTCATCAGGTCGATACCGTTCGAGGTCGTCGAGCCGGCCGCAGCCGGCAGGGCCTTGCTCTGCTTGAGCAAGGCATCGTCGAGATTGAAGTTATTGGGCATGGTTTCCCTTTGGGAAAGTTGGTGAATGGTGAGTGGTGAGTAAGTGAGTGGTGAGACTCACTTACTCACCAGCAAAGCGATTGCGAGCGACCGAACTACGACGCGAGCAGTTCGGTATTCAAGAGTCCATCCGTCTTGTAGATGGGAATACCGAAAGCCTCGGTCGGGATCGGCGCGGGGGCACCGGTCGGATTCGTCGCCGTGCGGCTCTTGCGAAGCTGGTCCAGAGACCGGCGAGTCATAAAGAAGCAATCGGGTTCGATTCCGACTTGGAACAGAGAGAGAAGCTGGCTCAGCAAGGCATCGGTGAGACCCTTGCCACTGTCCGTGGTCAGCTTTTTGATACGTGCGACGTTGCGGACGTTTCCGACCTGCAAACCGGGTCGCGCGAGCAACTCTTGGACGTAGGCCGTCAGCGGATTGTTGTTGGCATCCAAGATGCGCTGCTCGGAAACCTCCGACATGACCAGCGCGCCATTGTTGCCGTAGAGCCAGGCCACGTCCTTCGGCCCGAACTTGACCGCCCACACGCTGGAGCCAACGCTGTCGGTCGTGCCGCCAGCGTCATCCGCCGCACGTCCGCCCGTTTGTTTTCGGCGGACTGCTCGTATTGCAGATAAGCGAGGCGACTGCCCGAATAGTTGGTGAAGTTCTCTGAGTAGAATGAGTACGGAATGTCGAGCGCTTTCAGCGCGACGGCAATTGTCGTTTCGGTGAATTGCTGGAATTCGGTGGACGGGTTTTTTGATTCGAGGAACTCGGCTCGGTCGCCATCATCAAGATCAAACACCATCGGACTTTTGCCAAAATCGACCTTGTAGCCGGCCGTAGTGTCCGTGTTGGCATCGTCGGATTCGCTGATATCGGTGGATTCGCCGGACGTGTAGGGAGCGGTGTTACTGAACGGCTCGGATGCCTCGCGATAAAATGCCAGCCCAAAGAGTTGCGAGAGCTTCATCTTTGCTAAGGCATAGTCGAAACACTCGTATGTATCGCGGAGCGTGTTGTAGGCCGCCGCCAATGGGCTGATCCCACGGACTTGATCGAACCTATCAAGGTTCTGATGCAAGTAGATATTCCTGATTGGAACGTAGCGATCAAGGATGAAGAGATTTGCGGTCAACCCTCGATTGAAGATTGCGGCCTCGATTGGCTCTCCGCTTCGCTTGATATGGATGCCCTGTATCCAGGCGGTCGCAAGCTTTGGGTTCCCGGTCGCGGGTGGAATCCAGTAACCATCAGGCGTGCCGATCGGTGTACGGATTCTGTCGCCTTCAATGGCTTGAATCCGCCCGTCGAAAAGCTTTAACAGGCCGATGTCGCCGTCGATCACTCGCGAGGCTTCAGCCATGCGGATCATGCGCGGCAATGGATGGCGGCCGGTTGCGTCACAATTCTCTGGCCGGCTGCGATTGGCGATGAGTTTTTCCAACCTGTCGTCAAGCGCCGTGTTGCCCGTCTTGGCTTGGAAACTGAACGTCGAAACATAATCCAAGTGACGACGGACCATCCAAGCGGCGATGGCGAAATTTCGCCGAATGTCGCGCGTGCCGGAAATCAGCTTGCGGCGATGCTCTTGTAATAGCTCTCGGTCCTCAGACTGCAATAGCCCCGGAGGAACTTTGCGCTTGGGAGACGGGATCGTGGCGTCATAAGCAAGCTTCGTTTCACGCGATCCAATATTTCGCATCCAACCGAGCAAACTCATTGGGCGTTCCCCATATCAATCGTGACCGC